ATGCGGTGAAGGTTCTGCAGGAGTTGTTTCTCGTCAGTCGTGTTGATGTCCATGAGTTCAATCAACTGACCAGCGGTGAGTTCATCGGTGAACACCGTTGGAATCCACCATTTGCCCCCGGCTTTAAACTTTCGCTTGTAACCCAAGGCAGGCAGGGCGTTCCACTCGCTGACAATGGCCTTGTAACGCTTTAGGACGCTCTTGGCGGGCATTTCTCGGACGAGCGATACATCTACCCCCTCCACGATTGAAACAACGCCTATACGCTTGTCGTAGTCCCCAAGCACACTTGAGAACTCAATGGCTCCAATGCGTTGGAACTGGTCGATGGTGAGGTCTTGGAGTTTCATAACTTGGGTCTTGAGTTGCAACGGATTTCGGGAACAACAACCATAGGCAGGTCATTCAAAAGCGCAAGGTTAGTCAGGATGCTTTGGTCATGCCTGTGGTCAATGAAGGATGGATGATTAGGATACTCGCTGGGGTCGTCATTCACGGCCTTGTCAACGTGGAGCCACTTGGACCATTCGTACATCAAGTCAATCGTGAAGTCGGTCTTGCGTAAGCCGAGGAACCCTGCCTCTATCTGCATCGGTTTCTCGTTGAAGAATTGAAGGCAGTCCATCAAGGCGTAGCAGTCGCCCTTGGTGTAACTTATGTGGTTATGGAAGTTTTGATGCAACAGGATGGGGTTGTCTTGCAGGTACTGCTTCGCAAACTCAAAGCAGCCATCCCCGTGCAGGTCTTGAGCATCCAAGTAAAGCAGGGCTTCGTCCTCCTGCAAGTCAATGAGAGCGTCAAGGATGATTTGAGGCTTCCACCTCCACCAGTTATTGCCCCTGCCTTCACGTTTCTCATCCTCGGTGGTCGTAATCGGGAAAGGGTATTGATTCGCCTGCGCCCTTGCTGCTGGAAGATACTCCCTTGTTGCGTAGTTGACCCCGACCAAATACATCTTAGAACCCGTGAGAGTTTGCGAAGGCGTGCTTGAATGCAGCCACGTTGTAGGGAATGTCAGCGAATCGCTGCGAGTAGGCTCGTTCAAGGATGTGGCCGACATGGGGAATAGCGACCAACTTTTGCTCAATGCAGGCCAAGGTCAGGTCAAGGTAGGAATCGTCCCAAGTCAGCGTGTAGTTGGAGGTAACCGGCACAACGGGTTGATAGAACTCCTTTGCACCTTTTCCAGTCAACTGCTTGATGTGAGGCTCGTAGTTATCACCGCACGACCAATAAGGCACAACGTCAACAGGAACTCGGAAATAGGCGCAGTAGGCCCGTTGGTCAAAGTCGCCTGTCTTGGTGAGGTCGTATTCAAAGAGATTCACAACATCGCCCGGCTTGATGTAACCGTTCTTGGCTAAAGCGTACCACCCTGTCCAAGCAACGAGGTTGCGGTGGTTCTCAATGTTGTCCGGTTCGTCCCTTGCAACGATATGGTCAAACTCAGCCATGCCTTCAAAGTCCTTGAACCCAAGCATGACCCAAGTGTAGGGAAAGAAATCCCTGAACCTGCCCTCGGCTTCGCATTGCTTAACGATGTCGGTATCGTGGCAGAAGATGTAAGTTTTTGCCTTCATTTCTTGTAGAGAGTTAAAAGCCTCCTGCCTCTTTGGTCCGTTGACCCCTTGGCTTCGTGTGACTGCAGTTGGCTCGTAAGGTTGATCATCGTCAGCAGTTCTGCATCGTGGATGAGCATCGTCCCACCGGGGTTTAGGGCTTTGTTGAACAACTCCACCATTTCGGGAATCATTCCATCCCCGTGGTCGGAATCGTGAAAGATGAAGTCAAAGGTCCTGACCTCTTGCAGGGCCATTCGGCTCGGTAGGTTGTTCCATTCGACCTTGAACTTGGACAGGAGGGCTTTGCGCTTATCCTCAACCGTTGTGTCGGTATCGTAAACCACCACGTCAAGCCCAGCCAAGGCGATAGCGAGCGTTGAGTGTCCGAGGTAGGAACCGAGTTCTAAAGCGTGGCCTCCTTTGTGCTTCTTGGCCTCTTCGTAGATTTCGATGATGTGCTCTACCGCAGTCGTGTAGATGTGCGAGTAGTCCAAAGCCTTGAGTTGGTTGATGTGTTTTTTCATGCTAAAAAGTTATGACAAAGCGTTCAGGCGAAGGCCAGCCGGGGTTGGAATCAAAGACCTTGGTGTCGGGTTTCTTGCCAACCCAAGTTTCCGCTCGGAATCGGTGGTCCCTTGCAGGTTCGCCCAGTTGCCTGATATGCTCGGACTTCGCCCACCAAAAGTTGCCTCCGAAATACGGATAGCCTTCCGGGTTGTTGGCATCGGCCATGTGTGGGAATTGTTCTTTTGTAATCCAATGGCAACCGACTGCATCGACTGCCTCCAGCATTTGCAGGGACCGCTCCCAAGCGACCACGTTGAAGAATAGCATGGACCTGCCCCATAGTTGGGTTGTGAGTGCTGGATTGGATGCCCCCTTCGTGTGGGCGTACAGGTACACGGCTTCCTCTTCCTGCGAGGCCCGGTACATTTCGGTAAGGGTTGCCTGCTCCCATGCATTAGTCCGGGTTACTACGACCTTGACCTTATCGGCCACCATTGAGTTATCAAGCACCTCCTTGACCGCCTTGCGTTGTTCAGGCGGTCCTACGATGCCGACACGGATTTCGTCCAAGACGTTGATGAGGCCGTAGTTGCACACGGCCATCATGTGCTGGTTGAGAATCAACTGCCAGTTGCCTCCGCAGTAGATGTGGTAGTAGTGGACGACTTTCATTGGAGCAGCAGGGTTAGGAGGGTCAGGATGAGGAATACGGACGCAGCGACCTTGCCGATTTCAATGAGCAGGTCAAGGATTTGTTCGAGGTTCATGCGAAAGATGGTTCAACTTGTACGATATAGCCTTTATCCACGAATTGCTTAATAAACCAATCGTCAGGATTACCGTATGGCAACCTATATTTTTTTGGTATTCTTTCGTGTAAGGTTGGATTGTAATCGTAATTCAGCAAATGGGTTTGGCTTCGGCTATATCCAAGACGTTGGGCTAAATCGTACGCCCCATCTATCAAGGTTCTTGTCCCCAAATCTCCTGTAAAAACAATGATATGGTTGTCGGGTTTCCTGTTCTTCATACCGCAAAGTTAAACCACAACGTACTTCCCTGCGTTGCTGACCCTTAACTTGTTGAGAGCCACATAACGCATCGCATCACAGGCGTGGTTGAAGGAATCAATCGGAACCCCCGTGTTCTTGCCCTCCTTATCGGTCGCCCAAGTATAGGACCGCAGTTCTTTGATGAGGTTTGTGCTATCCTTGGTAACCTGCAACTTGTAGCGTTTCAGGATGTCGATGCCGTTCCTAACCGAATCGGGGCCTTTCTCCGCTGGCTTGATGTTAAAGCCAAGACGGTAGATTTCTTCGATGCTCTTGGGTTCTGCTGAATCGGCCACTATCTCCCAAGCCCTTGTGATGCCCAAGGACCGCAGTTTGTCTGCGATGTCTTGGTTGGTCAGCCCCGTAGCGTAGAGCAGTTCCTGAATCAGCAGGCAGTCCCCTTGCCGGTAGATAGCGACCAAGGCCGTAGGGTCGTTGCTAAAGCCCCAGTCAAGCCCTAGGGCGACGAATTTCGCACGGCTGACATCTATACCTTCCACGACCTCGAAGTCCTCGTAGATGGCTCCTTGGAGCGTTCCTACTTGGCCGAGGCCGTACACCTTCCACCAGTTCGCCCAATAGGCTGACGTTTCGGCTTTGGTGCGGTTCAGTTCGATGTCCTTGCGGATGGTGTCAGGCAGGGCCTCGTTGTCGTTGTAGGTAAGGATTATCAGTTCTGCATCCTGTTCGGGCAGGACCTCCGTATGCGCCCAAAATTCATGGGTCGGGTTGAAGTCGATGTAGATGGCCTCGCTGGTACGGATGGCGAGTTGGTAGTAGGATTCAAAGTCAATGTTGTTCGCCTCGTTAATGAACAGGACCTGCCTTCTTGCACCCCGGAGCCTTGCCTCTTGGTCAGCAGAAAAGAACTCGATGGTGCTACGGTTAGCGAACTGGTAGGTCAGCAGGGTCTTGTTCCACCTTGCCGGAACGAAGATGCCCTTCGCAATCATTATCTTAATGAAGTCCCGAATCGCACCCCTCCGAAGGTGAGGAACGGTTTCCCCTACGATGCTGATTTCGGTCTTTTTCCTGCAAGCCTGTTTGATTAAAACGCAAAGGATACTGAAGGTCTTGGATGCCGATGTCCCTCCTTGGATGACCCTCTTGCGTTGGGTCAGCGATTCAATCTTCCGCTTGGCGGTGGTGTTTATGACCTTCATTCATCTTCCTCAATCCATTGCTCAATGAACACCTGATTCTCTTGCTTATCGACCAAGGAGTTCAAGCGTTGGGTGATGCTTGCGTTGTACTGACCGACCATACCTCCCTCGATTTGGTCTTGGCGAATGACCCGTTTTATGCGTGAACAGATAGTTGAATAATCGGAGTAGTTGCCCTTGGTGTTAGCGAAGTAGTTGCTTAGGTCCTCAATGATGCCTGCATCCGCACACCAGTTCTCAAAGCCTTCCAAGGTCAGGGGTCGCTCCAAGGGTTCACGCTGGGGAATAGCATCCTTGCCGGGGAATACGGTCTTGGTCCTTGGGTTGTTCTTGACCTCTGCCCGGTATGCCTCAAAGTACTCCCACATCTTTTCGGGGGTTTCAATGTACTTGCCGTGTCCCTTGCTGGTTCCCATTAGTATTCGATTTTATCAATCAGTTCGTCTATCTTGTCCACGATTTTCATCTTGACCGCAAATGCATTCGGGGAGTTCGATTCATCCACCGCTCCGATGCAGTCGCACAATGTGGTTATGACCATCATCAGCGAGTCCATCCGAGCCTGCACTTGGGCTTCGTCATCTTCTTTAGCCTTGGAGTTCGCCAAGTTCCCTGAGTTTATTCCTGCTCCATGATAAAGCCGACTTGCCTCCCCAAAGGAGGTATGAGATATAACCGCAATCGCTGGTGTCGTCAGCGTTGTCGTAGTAGGTTTCAGCACGGGATAGGTAGGAGTGCATCCGCTTGATGGTTTCAAGGGAAATTGCTTCCCCGTTGGCTAACTGCTGCGCCCTCACCTTGCCTGTCTGGGTAGCACACTTATTGCCGTTCCTCTCGTTCAACTCAATGCCTCGCTTGGCATTGGAGCGGATGCCTTCGCCATAGTCCGAGTACGACTCGAACTCCTGACGCTTGTGGTTTGCCCAAAGTGAGCCACAAACGGCCAATCGTTGAGCCGTATCGGGAAACTCGGTGGTCGTTGAGTTGTTGCTCATGCAGCGACCGATGAAGCCTTCCTTGGTTTCGTTCTCGTTAGGGATTGGTAGGGGCATTCAGGGGGTGGGTTACGGTGTTTTGGTTGACCTCGAGGAACAAGTCCGCTTGAAGGTAAATGTATTGAAGAGCCGATTTTACGCAGTCAGCACACCACCAATTTGTCGGAGGTCGGCCGTGAGCCGTGAGGATGGCTTGCAGTTCACCAACCGCATCGGGTGGCAGTCGCATCGTCAGGGAGGCGATGTATTGGTCCCAGTACTTCCTGTGCTTTTGGGCCACGATGAACTGCTCGGTCGTCATTTGAAGGTCCATTCCCGGATGATTATTGCGGTGGCTGAAGATGCGAGGCCGAGGATTGGAGCCAAGTACCATTGGCAGGTCGGTATGGTCAGGGCAAAGCCGAGCCAAAAACCGAAGCAGGTCATACACGAAAACGGCTTGCGCTTGGCGAAGGACAGAGCGTAGAACCATTGGGGTAGGACCCGGAACTCCACGACCGCAAGGGTCGCTAAAGCACTAATCAGTATGGGATAGACCAGTATATCCATTGGACTCAATTGCGGTTTTGATTTTGGCTTTGGCCTGCTCGATGGAGTAAATGATTGACCTGTACGGAATGCCCGTTTCACGGCTCATAGCCTTCATATTGCCTGTCTGCATGAGCAGGTTCAGCAGTTCTTTGTCGTACGGAAAGGCCCCATCCTTGGCCCAAGAATCCATCTCGGCTTGGGCAATGGCCCAAAGGTCATCAAGCAGGGTGTCGTAGTCCTTCCCTTCGGCTGCTGCTTCGGGGTCCAGTTCGGTCCGCTCATCGTGATGGCGGTACTTCTTGGCGAATTGGTTGTTGTTGCCCCGGTACAGGTTCATTATCAAGCGCACGATATAGAATCGCAGGTAGCCTTGGACCTGCATTTTGAGGATTTTGTCGGGGTCTTTTTCGAGCAGAATCAGGACGACCTCTTGTTCGAGGTCCTTCCAAAGCGGATTGCCCCCTGTGATGGTCAGGCAAGCCTTGCGGATTTCACCGCTTCGGTAGAGTTCGAGGATGATTGATTCTGCGTTCAATGATGTAAAGATGCAAAAAAGAAAGCCGGGTTAATTACTCCCGGCTCTCTTCCGAATCTCACGGTATGCCTATTATCGGGGGCTGACCGACTACCTAAGTAGCACCTACACAAAGATATAGGTATGTCAAGAATGTTGCAAAAACTCCTTAACCTTGTTGAAAACCTGTGAACGAAGGTATTTTAGTTCAGGTCGCTGCCTCATGTCGTTGGCAAGGATTTCGAGGTTATGCATGACCGTTGCGTGGTCCCTGTTGATGATTCGCCCGATGTGCGAGTAGGTGTACAGGTACTCCGAGTAAGCGATGTCGGCAAAGATTGAGCGAGCCAGCACCAGTTCACGGGTCTTGACTTCACTTGTGATTTGGTCAGGGTTGACCCCAACGACCTCTGCCGTGTAGCCGAGGATTGTGCGAGTGATTAGGTCCATAGTTAAAGCATTGATTCAATTAAGTTTATTCTCTCCCCTATCCAACGCATTACAGGCACGGCCATTGAGTTACCGCAAGCCTTGTACCTTGGCCCATCGGGGCATTGGTCTTCGGGTTTGTTGCGGTATGGAATCTTTGTCCAATCGTCGGGGAATCCTTGTAGGCGTTCACACTCCTTGGGGGTCAGCCTTCGGATAGCCATTGAGTGCATCACCGCAGGAGTTTGACATCGTTGCAACTGCGTCTTTTCTTGTAGGTTCATTCCCCTCATATCACCACCTGATTGCAAGTCAAAAGCCATCGGTTGCAACACGGCTCCAATATGCTCCGTATCGGATTGTGAACGAATGGTTTGCGTGGTATGGTCATTGATGGTGTAGTTGTATGTGTCCACGGCTATCGGTTCAAGAATAGCCTTTCCCTCATTTACCCATTGATTAGACCCCCACTTATCGTTATCTACGGCGCAAATGGTTGCCATTAATTCCGGATTTGCTCCAGTTGATTTGCCACGATTTCCAACGCTTCCTTGAGCATTGGCGGTAACTTCTTCCCTCTTTTTTCTGCTCGGTTTAATATTCCCTTGCAGGCTTTCTCGCTCAAATAGAACCGCTGCGGGAGGTCTCCAATCTCCAAGACATCCGACAACAAACACTCTTCTGCGTCTTTGTGCCACTCCGAAGTGTTGAGCGTCAAGAACTCGGTAGGCGAACCCATAGCCGAGTTCCCCCAACGCCCCAAGGAAGGTTCCAAAATCTTTTCCTCCGTTGGACGACAATACCCCGGGGACATTTTCCCACACGACCCACTTGGGACGGAATTTATCAGCGATTGAAAGAAAAGTAAGCATGAGGTTTCCTCTTGGGTCAGCAAGACCTTTGCGAAGTCCTGCGACGGAGAAAGATTGGCATGGGGTTCCTCCGACCAGAAGGTCAATTGGTCGTTCATCTGCGATTGGGTTTTGGTTAATGGTTGTCATATCTCCCAAGTTGGGGACATGGGGAAAACGATACTTTAGGACTTCGGAAGGGAATTGCTCAATCTCGGAGAACCATTGCGGCTCCCATCCAAGGTCGTGCCAAGCAACGGAGGCTGCCTCAATACCTGAACAAACGGAACCGTACTTCATCAGAACGGGTTAGGGGGTAGGGGCATCCAGTAAAGGCCTTCGGACAGGAACCAAGATTCGCCCTCCCAGACCCATCGGTCGGGTTCCTTAAAAGCGATGATTTGGTAGCCATCCCGAATGTACACAAGCACGGGGTCGTTGCCCGTAGGCATCCGCTCGGAGCATTTAATCCATTGCATAGTCAGGCGTTTTTGGCTTGAAGGATACGGCCGAGCAGGGCGTAGTTGACCCTCCATTGGCGGATGGTTTCGGAGTGGTCGGGTTTGGTGCAGTTGACACACTCCTTGCGGATGTGAATCTGCCAGCGTCGGAAATCGGTTGGTGTGGTTTTCATGGGTTTGGGGTTTATATGGGACAATTTGCGAGGTTTTGGGTAATTTATGACAGGTTATAGGTTGACGCTGGGGGAGGTTTTGTCAGCGTGTAGGCTGACGATTTGTAGGCTCCTTGTCAGGTTTGAACTGACTGGTGTGATATGATTCATCAGCGAATGGTTTGAAATAGTTGATACCTCCCACAGGTATCGGTCAGGGTCTTGATTTGAGGACCGAATCCGTTGGAGCGGGATAGCACATACTCGCAGGCGTTACCCTTGGCTCGGACCTCTACGACAACCCAAGGGCGGTCGTTGGTGCAAGCGGTCAGCAAAAGGAGGAGTAGGTATCGCATGGGACAAATATACACAGGAACTACACACTTGTAACCACTCGCTGAAAATCCTCCACGCTTCGGATGACCTCGTATCGATACCCTGCCTCTTGGACCACTCCCTGCCACCATTTCTGCGATAGGGACTGCTTGCCTTTCTCGGCCTTGAATTCCAGCATTACCGCACCGGTGGGCGAGAGCCATATCATGTCGCTGACCCCTGCGACCACGCCCATAGCCTTCATCACGCTGCCGGCATAGGCATTCGGTGCGTTGTTGTTGACCGTAAACAATCGGCCACGCTGGTCGGGAAAGTTGTTCCAATGCCATTGGAAGCACTCGGCTTGTAGTTTGAACTCGGACATCATGATTGAAAAACTTTAAATCGTTTTGCGTTGTGAAAATACCAACCTCGCTTCCATCCCATGTAAGTAACAAACTCTTCGGCCTCGGCTCGGCTCTTGCAGTTGTGCAGCACCCAGTATGGACTGATGACCTTTGCCTTCGCCAGTTGAGCCTTTTGGTACATCGTGCTTTGCTTTGCTATCTGCATCGCTTGAGGTTTAGAAAGACGTGATAACTCGACCATTTCATTGGTTTCTTTTGGCTTGCGTTGATAAACGAAACCGCAATGCTTGCATTCCATCGCAGCAATTGGTATCGTAGCCTTGCATTGAAGACAATTTTTAACGCCACCAATCCCTGACGATTCACGAATACGTTTCTTCTTCAGGGACCATTTTTGGTCATCCTCCCAGTACCCATGTGTTTGAATGTTATTGCCAAAATCAAGTAAAGTAAAAAGCGATTTGGTTGGCGTTACCCTTGAGCCTCGGCCAACCATCTGCATAAACAACGGAAGGCTCGCAGTTGCCCGGTAGAGGATAACAACCTCGATGCTTGGCTCATCATAACCCGTAGTCATCAAGTCGCAGTTGCAAAGGATGCCATCGCTGGACTGCTTGAACCACGCAAGGGTTTCGGCCCGTAATGTTTTGTGCATCTCTCCGTCAACGTGCCGTGCGTTGAACCCTGCACCTTGCAAAGCCTCGCAGACCTCCTTGCTCGATGCGATATTACTGGCAAAAAGAATAGCCTTTTTGTTAGGGGTAAATTTACTGTAATTGTAAACAACCCCTTCATACACTTTCCTTTCGCTATACATATCGGCCATTTCTTTCAAATCATAATCATCCCCTTTCATTTTGATTTTAGTTAGAAAGTCAATCGAAACTCCATAACTAATTAAAGAAGAAAGGTATCCTTGTTCAATTAATTCCGATACTTGTACGGGGTGTATTAATGCTTGATAAAATTTTGAAAGACATTCCTGTTTGCCCCTCCGCAATGGCGTTGCCGTTGCACCGATGACTACGGCCTTGGGGTTGATGTACGGCAGCAGGGGGTTGAATGTCTGCTTGTGGGCTTCGTCAATGATTACGAGGTCCATCCGTGCCAAAAGGTCTTTGTATTCGGTGGCATCCTTCCTTCGGCTGAACGTCTGGGCCATCGCAATGAAGCAGTTGCCGGAAACATCGAGCCGGGTACGGTTGGCCTCAATGAGGGTCGGCTTAATGCCGAACTGGTCCAAGGCCCCGTTGGATTGCCGGAGCAGTTCAACTCGGTCCGTAAAGATGATGGCCTGTTTGCCTTTCTCTAAGGCCCGTGCCACCATGTATGAGAACATGACTGTCTTTCCGCTGCCGGTCGGTGAGCAGAGTATCAATCGTTTTTTGCCCTCGGCAATGCTTGTCCGCATTTGGTCAATGGCGGTTTGTTGGTAGGGTCTAAGCATAGTTACTGATAGTTACTGCAAAAATGTTGTAGTGAATATAAAAATCTGCGTTTTTAGTATCGTTAGGGCCGTTCATAGTCACATAGTCACTATATCTACTACTTTCTTTAGAGTATATATAATACATACACACACACACACACACATATATATATATATTGTATAAGGAAAATCGCATTTTCAGTGAATGTAGTGACTATCTAAAATGGTTTGTCCTGATTACCAAACCTTTGCTGATAGTTACTGCTATTGGTTTTAGGGATTAGTAAATAGCAACCACGGTTTTCTCGCTCACTTCGGCTTACCTTTTTGCATCCAATGGACTTTAAAATGGCCCCAAGTTTGTTTTGATTGATTTTCTGCTCGGTGTATGATTCAATGATATTTTTGATTTCGGAATTGGTTAACCACTCAGCACCTAACCCTTCATTTTTTTCATCCGGTATTGTAAAGTAATTGTATAGCAATTCTTTCTCCACCGCTGGCTGAATGTTGTTTAATGTCTTTTCATTAAGCATAGTGATTTCGGCCTTGGATAGTTGCCAAGAATCGGTCCCGTGCAATTTGTAGGAATGAAGGGCCTCAATAAACAGGTCGGTCTTGTCAATGGCTGCATAGGCATCCCAGTCAATCTCGCTGACCACGATGGGCAGAATCCTACGGTTACCCGTTGGGTCGTTGATGACTTCCTCATCGTTGCTTGTACCGCAAAGGACCGCATAACGGTTTAGTTCCTCATGGACCCGGCCATAGGGCTTTCGGATGCTAAAGGTCTGCTTGGAGGACAGTTCTTTGAGTTTCTTGGCTTCCTGCTTGGATTTGCCACCGAACTCATCATCGCACAGGATTATCTTTTTGCACATGAGGATTTCATCGTCCTTGCCGGCATCTAGTTTGGATTCCCCGTAATAGGCCCGAAGTTCATCGGGTAAGAGATGGCGAAAGAAGTTGGTCTTGCCGATACCCTGGTCGCCACAAAGCACCAGTATAGACAGGGAGTATTCCCCGTGCATACTTGCGACTACCGAACAGAGCCATTTGTGAATGCATAATTGCATAAAATGATGGTCCATATTAGTAGCCGTGATGGTATTAGTTAAGGCCTCGATGCATCCTTCGGGATTCCGATGGCCGTGCCTTGCAAAGAACTGTGCAAACGGGTTGTAGGTCGGTGTATGGCTTGAATCAATAATCGAATTAATTAATTGCATATTAACTTCCTTCTTGCCAAATTGCTCAAGACAATCGGTATAAAGGTCGTTAATGTCAACGTCCGTAATTGGCTCTCCCTTTAATTCAATGCAACGAGTTACTGCATTGCGTTTTAGGTTAAATGAACGCAAGTAAGCCTTTATCTGCTTAATAGGTGTATCTTCGGTGTCAGCGGATTTTAGTTCCGTTGTGTCAAGGGACATCGTGTTGGCGACAATTTCTTCAACGCCATCGATGTCAATGTTGTCAATTTCTCGAAGTATGCGAACTGCGGTTTCGGTTGCTGCGTTGATGTCCTTTGGACCGCCATTGGTCCCGACACGCATTCGGTGGGACTTGGCCGTTGAAACGATGTGCTTCGTGGTCTTGGTTTGTATCTCGATACCGGCATTCTTAGCAAGCCACATGAAGGAAGCGAAGGTCACTTGATTCTGCTTGGACTGGCAGAGTTGCTTGTACTTTTTGTCACAGGCTTCCGGGTTGTACTTGGGTGACATAGCACTAACCCGATGGAACAAGTCTGCACCCGGCTCTTGGTACTTGTTTGCGATGGCAAAGCCAATCTTGACCCAATCGGCATAGGAATCGGTGAGGTCTATCCGCTTGGCTTCGATTTGCTGGAGTATGTGTTCGACATCGTGTTCC